TACGGCAACTGTGGAGTTCAAGGGCCAAAAGCTGCACGCCCTCGAGAGGGAGGCGGAGTTGGACTTCACGGTGAAATTCGTCGTAAGGGAAGTCAGCGATAATGCCTCAACGAGCGCCAGCTCCGACTGAGACCATAACCACTTGTGATAAGTGTTACTTTGCTAATACTGAGGCTAACGGCACTTTGACTTGTCACAAGCGTGAGCCAAACGGGAGCGGGTTGGTCTGGCCTGCGGTAGAGACCACTGACTGGTGCGGTTATGGATACAACGCTACGACTAACAAGTGGAACACGCCTTCTGGGAATGAGCCTGTGTCATGACAACTGACGTAGATATAGCCAATCGAGCCTTGAGCCTGATTGGTACTCGATCTACGATAGCTTCGTTGGGTGAGCAATCTAACGAAGCTATCGCCGTCAATACTTGGGTCGATGTAGTCAGGGACGAAGTGGCTCGGTTGGCCCCCTGGAACTGTGTGATGACCTTCAACACTTTAGTTCTCAGTTGCGCAGCGCCTGGAACACCGGAGAATCCAACGACCGGAGCAGTCCAATGGCAAAGGGGCATTCCACTTCCACCTTGGTCATACGAGTACATTTACCCGCTAGACTGCTTGAGACCCTTGTGGATAGTCCCACAATTCCAGACAGGCTTCGCTTCAGGCATACCAATTACTACAGCGGTAACTGGAGGCGCACCGGCATACTGGAATGGACCTCCGGTAAAGTTCAAGGTAAGCACCGATCTGCTCGACCCCGTGACTGGAATACCATCCCCTGCACCGCCAGTTGGAACCGGCATTGATACCAGGATCATCCTGACTAACCAGGAGTTTGCGCTCTTGGTTTACAATAAGCGTATAACGATACCTGATATTATGGATGATAATTTCAAGGCTGCATGGGCGATGGCCTTGGCTGGACGATTGGTGTGGCAACTGAGTGGGAGTGCGCAACTCGCCAACGCGAAGCTGCAAGAAGCGAACGGCATGATAATGGCAGCGCGCGCAGTAGACGGGAACGAAGGACTGACGATTAATAACGTGACCCCAGACTGGATACGGATTCGAGGTATAGACTATCCATACGATCAGGCCTGGTCTCCGAATATCAATTATGACTGGGGCGCTGTTCTGACGCTGTACTGATGGCCGACAATGTTATACAGCATTCATTCGCTGCCGGTGAACTATCGCCGAGCCTGCTCGCGCGCACGGACCTGCCAAAGTATAAGTCAGGCGCAGCGACTATGCGGAACTTCTTCGTCGATCAACGGAGTGGTGCGAGCACTCGGTCGGGCCTAGCATTCTGCAATCAGACCAAATTCAATCTAACTGTTAGACTAATCCCATTCCAGTTCTCCGCTGAGGTCGGCTACGTCATAGAGTTTGGAAACTTCTATTGCCGGTTCTATATTAATGGTGGATCAGTTCTAGAAGCAACTCAGTTTTCGATTAGTAATATAACCAATGCCAATCCAGCCGTTGCAACTATAACTGGAAATAATTACGCGATTGGGAACTGGATTTTCATTACTGGCGTCGTCGGGATGCCACAGATCAATAATCGATATTATATAGTATCGAATGTGGTGGGCGCTAACGTTACCTTGCAGACTACTGGTGGCGTGAACGTTAATTCGACTGGTTACGGCGCATACTCGAGCGGCGGGGTGGTTAATCGCGTTTACGAGATTACTTCGCCGTTCGCTTCCGCAGACCTTCCGTTGGTGAAGTTCGCGCAGTTAGCGAATCAGATGGTTCTTGTCCATGCGCTATACTCCCCTTATGTATTGACAGCGTACGCTGCTTCTAATTGGACTCTGCTCCCCATAGTTTTTGGCACAACTATAGGTTCCCCGACTATAACGAGTGCTACTCCAACCGGCGCTGGAACTGCCAACTACTCATATATAGTCACTGCGGTGGATGTCAAAGGGCAGGAGAGTGGCCCAAGCCCTGCATTCGCCGTCAATAGCGCAGTCAACATTCAGGCTACAGCTGGCTCAATCAGCATTGTGTGGTCTACCGTTTCTGGTGCTGTCTCGTACAATGTGTATAAGGCCGAGATAGCTATCTCGAACACTGTTCCAGCTGGCTCTGCCTACGGCTTTATTCAGAGTTCAACGGGGACAAGCCTGATTGACTCGAATATTATCCCGGACTTCACAATAAGCCCTCCGATAATCTCGACTCCTTATTTGACCGCAGGCGTTCAATCCATTAATGTAACAGCTACTGGGGCCTATAGTACTGTCCCAGGTGTGACCCTTGGTTCTCCGCCGACTGGTACGCAGGCGACTGGCGATGCGTCTCTTGGCGTCACATCTGGTGCTCTCAATAACGCTGGTACCAATAGCGTTATTACTACTGGCGGTAATCCAACTGGTTTCCTCTTGACTTTGCCAGATAGTGTCACATTCCATATCGACTCTGTCAACTTTATTACTGCATCGAATGGCAGATGGGGTTGGTCTGTGACTGCGGCTACGCTTGTCAGTGCAGGCAGTTTAACTGGGGTAGGTAATACAACTCCAACTAACCCTGTCGGTGCTACAGGCTGCACCATCTCAGGCTTTCTTGATTTCCAGGGTAACCCCCCGAACTTCAATTTAAATTGGGGCGTGACTCAGGTTGTAGTGACACAGAGCGGTTCAGGATATCCCAGTGCTCCAGGCGTTACGTTCTCTGCTGGTGCGGCCGCTGCCACCGCAGTCCTCGGTATGCCTCAAGGAGGAGCGCAAAATCCTCTATCCAATGGTAATCCTGGCTGCACAACATTCTTTCAGCAACGCTTGTACTTTGCTGCATCGATTAGTTCACCGACTACGTTCTGGGCATCACAGCCAGGTCTTTATACAAACTTCAATATCTCCGATCCGCTCGTCGATAACGACGCCTTGCAGGGTACACTTGTCAGTACGCAGTTTAATACGATCAAGTCTATGCTGCCTATGCCTGGAGGCCTCCTCTTGTTGACGGCTGCTGGTGCGTGGCAGTTATCGAGCGGTGCTGGTGGCCTGGCCTCCACGGCGGCCGTCACGCCCAGCAACGCTACAGCTACGCCGCAAGCATACAACGGCGCAAGCGACGTTCCTCCGATCGTTATTAACTACGATATTCTGTATGTTCAGTCCAAGGGATCAATCGTTCGTGACCTTTCATATAATATCTACGCCAATATTTATACAGGCTCTGACGTCTCTGTCATGTCGAATCATCTGTTCTTCGGTCACTTGATCAGGGAGTGGGGCTGGGCAGAGGAACCATTCAGGATTGTGTGGACTGTACGCGATGATGGCACTGTGATCTCATTGACATATGTTAAGGATCAAGAGATGCTTGGATGGGCTCGGCATGATACGCAGGGGTTCTTCAAGTCCGTTGCTGTCATCCGTGAAGGCATCAATGATGTGGCTTACTTCTCAGTAGTACGCAGTATAGGTGGGATCTTAGTTCAGTCCGTTGAACGAATGGTACCAAGGTATCTTACATATGGAGCTGAGGATGCATTCAGCGTAGATTGTGGGTTTACTTCTCAGCAGATATTTCCCAATACCAATATATATGCATCATCAATGTCTGGACCAGTCACATTCACAACTGACATCCCAATATTTAGTCCTGGTAATGTTGGCTACATCCTGAGAATGAACGGTGGTATAGCGGTTCTAAATACATATACTTCAGGAACCGTTATGAGTGGCACTTGGCTACAACCTATCACGCCTTCAACCCCAGCGCTTCCATTCTTCGCTCCGGTTGGCAACTGGTCCGCCGCGCAGCCAGCCACTACATTCTATGGTCTTGATTATCTGAATGGAATGCCAGTTTCAGTTCTTGCGGATGGACAGGTCGTCTCTGGGCTGACTGTGACGAATGGATCGATAACGCTTCCATTCGCGGCGACCAAGGTGACCGTAGGTCTGCCATTCCAGGCACAGCTTCAAACTATGTACCTTGACGCTGGTGAGCCGACGGTCCAGGGTAAGCGCAAGATAATCCCGCGCGTGACCATCCGCGCGCGCGAGTCGAGAGGCATCAAGATGGGAAGGACCTTCCCAACAATCCTTCCAGTCAAGCAATTCAATCAGTTGTCATCTGGCCAACCGATCACCAGTGTTCCTCCATCACCCCTAATCAGCACTGACATTTACTATGTGATGGACCCTCTGTGGGAAACGGCTGGTCAGCTATGTATCCAAGTGGATGATCCGCTGCCAGCATCTATCCTCGGTGTAATACCGGAGGTCGTGATCGGCGATACTGGATCGAGGCGGTAATGGAAGTAGAGATCAGACCGGCAAACCACATGGACCTGCTAGGGTTGATTAGCAGGACTGAGTTCGCGTCGATCGCTGGTGCGGAGGATTCTCTACGTCATCATATGC